ATTCCTGCTATACTGTGTATTTTCGTCACTTCCAGCGCTTCCTCAAACGTCATGGACGGCAGTATCGTCGGAAGCCTTCTTGCCAGCATTGTTTTGCCGCATCCCGGAGAGCCGAGCATGAGGAAGTTATGTTACATAACCAAGTATATTATAAGCATGATTTTGTATTACAATATCAATTTGTTTTGATATACAACCATGTATGTTATGGTCTGTATGGCATTTCATCAGCAAACTCAGAGTACTCAATAATTTTAGGCAAATACACTTTAATCTTTTTATACGCCTCATACAGCGCATTCACCATAGAACCTGCATCTGGTGAACTCTTAATTTCGTTCCAATCTGCTGACACATATCCTGATGGAATAATATTCCCATCAGACTGTACGATAAACTCATCATAAAAGTTAAGTACATCTTCTTTTGTATATGTATCTTTATACTTAAAATTAACAACTGCTGAAATCTCTGCATTTATACTCTCTATTTTTTCTAATGCAATTGCTAATGCGTTCTCAAGTTCTTTTTTTTGTATACTGAGTTTATCTATTTCAGCCAATTTTTTATCTATCATCTTATTAATCATATTTAGTTCTCGTTCATTTCCTGCGTTAATGCGGTTCATAATCAGCTTTTCTGTTTCAGCTTCTGTTTTTTCAATTAGACTCTGAATATGTATAATTTCTGCTTTATTATCTTCATCCAATTTCAAACTTTCTGCTATTAAGTTGCAATATGAATAATAAAGCTTAATTTTGTTTTCAACCAGAACAGTTTCTTTAAGCCGAATTGCTTCTTCATCCAGCCATCTCTCAAACTTAGTAACGGAAACATTCGGATTATTGCAAAATTTAGTTCCTTTGCTTTTTTTAAGTTTGCAGTTAAAGAAGCGACGACCTCGGTCTTGATTGCTTATATAAATGGACCCACAACAGCCACAAATAAGCCTTTGTGAGTATATACTGTTACCTTTATACACTCCGAGCTCATTATTATTACGCTCTTTCGTTTTTACCTGTGCTGCCTCAAACATTTCAAGGCTTATAATTGGCTGAATGTTTTCGTTTTTAGCTATTGAATACTCACCAAATCTTTTCTCTTTTGGACTGTGTTTGTTAAAAACTACACCACTGTCCCAACGTTTCTCAATGTTGTTATAGCCTGCATATTTGGGGTTTGAAAGTATGCGTCTTAGTGTTGTTTTTGCAAAAGGCTTGCCGTCTGGAGTCAATATCTTTTCCTCGTTAAGTGCATTTAGAACACGACGTATTCCAAAGTCTTTATTAACATACAAGTCAAAAATCTTTTTTACTACTGCAGCTTCTTCCTCTTTGATAATGAGCCTTTTGTTTACTTTATCATAATAGTATCCATATAATGTTTTGCCTCGCAGGTTGTTATTTTTAAATGACTGTTCATATCCCCAACGGACTTTACTGCTCTTATCTTGACTCTCTTGTTGGTCAAATATTGCACAAATCTTTATCAATATATCTACACTGATTTGGTCCGTTCGGAAGCCCTGCTCTACAAAGTATACTACAATATGCTTATTTTTTAAAATATTTAGAATTTGTTCTGAGAAAAATAAGTTTCTAAATAAGCGGCTTGTATTTTTTACCCAAATTTCATCAAAAAGAGGTTCTCTTTCACTTTCAAAAAAAACAATTTGTCTCGCTCTACTACGCCTATCGACATTGCCATTTGGAAGTTTTTTATCCGTATAAACATAAGTATGGTCTATTCCAGCGTCGTGTAACAATCGCATAAAGTCAGGTCGGTTGTATACTTTGGTTGCCGTCTTACCATCATCCTTGTATACCCCTACTATCTCATGTCCTTCCCTGATAGCTCGTTCTCTTAACCCCTCGTCTTGATGTTCCAAGCTCGACTTTTGCTCTTCTTTTCCAGTGGATACACGCACATATAGAGCAATCCTCTTTTTTTCGCTCAAATACATCTGCCTCCTTGGTTATGAATTTTTAATTATTATACTACATAACCTGGTTTTTGCGCAGTGCTTTATTTAACAGATTTTAGTGTTTCTTATATAATAACAACATTAAATTTAAATTTTGATTTATTTTATAAGTTAGCATCTGGGATGCCCAGGTGCTTTTCTATTTTAAAAATTCTAAAAAAGAAAGGAGTAAGAATTTGATTAACACAAAGATAAACAACTCTGAGGAGATTTTATATGAACTAATGCTGCCAAAACATACCGCATACAGGCTCGAAAAGCGACTGAATGGAATAGTAGCGATTGTAAAAGGATTTAAGAGTGATATTTTATATTTTACTGATAAAAATCCCAGTAAAGTGGCGGATAAAATAAAGAAATTATGCGGGGGCATTAGATATACCTGCGTAGCAATACCAATACAGAAAGGAGTAAACTAAATATAGGGGCTGCCTTTTTAGACAGCCCCTTTTATTTCTATAAAATCCCAAACCTTTCCGCTGGGCGTTTGGAATCCATATATACCCTGATTGATAAGTCCACATATAAACTCTTTTACGTAACACCTGAAGTATGATACTATAATATCGAAAAAATTTATTGATGAGGTGTCGAAAAAAATGCCGAGACAAAAAAGCTTTGAATATGTCCCCGATGGCTATGAAGTGATAAGAACTGAGTTTGGACCGGAGATTATGAAGAGAGTAACAATTTATATGACTCCACTGCAAGTTGAGTTTTTTAGAATTTTGGCTTTTGAATTAAACTGTCGAAAAAATATAATAATGCAAAGCGTAATTAATGAATACATGAAGGCATTTCCAGACATAGTAAAACAGGCCGAAGAGAACTTGAAACCGAAGAAAAATACGAATAAAAAGAAGTGAATTTTGCATTAAAAAGTATCGAAAAAAATGACAATTTTCAAAACAATTTTTTTCGACACACTAAAGTATATCGAAAAATTTGCAATTATTAACCTTAAAAGCGTTATGCGAAGCCAATTTTGAGGTTTTTCTTGTTTTTTGAAATAAAGCTATATCTAAGTGGGCTTTTTCGTCTTGGGCTAAGGCTGTATATGAAAAATTTTAACAAGTGCATGCCTTAGCCATGCAGCGGAATGGAACGTAAGTGGAATGGAGCTGCATCATATTAGAATGTTTTTTATAGGATAAAAAGGACAACTCTGGCGAGCCATCTCCTTCGTGAAAATTTAACCCAGGATAGCCCTAAGATGGCGAGCGATATATGAAAATAGGATAGTATATGATATGCGTTTAAAAGCGATTTAAGAAGGCCAAAAGATATTGTTTTTATATAGTTCCGCATAGTAAATTATCGGGAATATTGAGAGTAATGGGATTTATGAAATATTTCGTTAGTATTCTGAATGAAATTTCTCTACCTTTTTAAACCTCTTTTGAGCTCAATGATAAAGAGAAGTTCTATGAAAAAGATTTAAGCCCCGCACGGTAAAAAATCGGCTATTTTATAAGATATATTTCTTGTACTCCTTAATACGCATAGACAAAAATTATACGCATTAATACGGTATTAAATCCAGTATCAATGCGTATTAGTGCGTATTAAGCTATTTATGTGATATATTTATGCGTATTAGTACGCTTAAAGGATGTGGTCCATGCAGACGCACATCGAACAGCCCTCGTTGAGGTATATGGAAACATTATCTCCATCAGCAGACGCAAACTCAGCTCCTACAGGGAACTCATGTCCGACAATAGATAGGCTTGGGATATAGTATTTCAGGTTGTTGTAGCGCATAGTAAGATAAAGGTTGCTACTTTTTAGCCCAAAATGCGAAAATATTTCTACTGCATCATAGTTGGCCTCGCTGTAATATCCGATAAAAAGAATTCCGTTACCATAAAATAGCGCGTTGGTATAAAAAATATTAGCTCCATAAATTTCTTTTGCCTTAATGTTGAGTAGTATCTGGTTATCAAAAAGATGTATACCGTTTTTGCTATGTATAACGACTCTTCGTGCAGTGCTTCCAAATCCCGCACTTAACCCATTATAGCTGGATGCGACCTCTTCTCCGTCATCGTACGCAAGATAGAAACGGACCGAACCGCTTCTGCTCTCAATCCATATCTTTCCCTTTGATGTGTTGCCTACTACGCAATAGTACTCAGTCGAGTCGTCTGTTACCAGCCTTGTGTTAACTGCTACGCTCATCCCGCAGTGGTTGACAAGAGCGTTTTTTACCCAATCCACTCTCTCTTGTGGCGTAGAATATCCAGGATAATATAGATACGTTTTAGATATCATGTTATTCACCATCCTTTATATAGTAGCATATTTTGCCGCTTTCTATCTGCCGCCAATAACTACCGTTGTAAAGCATCTTTTTCAGTACCCCAAAGTTTACAAACGTACCGAGTACGTTTTTCCACATCCACTCATGACCACTTTGGATTGTTGTAAAAAGATACGGGAAAAAAATTGGCGGGCGTACTGCTAAGGAGTCGTCCGTACCTCTGGTTATGAGCATATCTACTCTGTGGTATACATCGGCTATGTAAAGGTTGCCCGATACCATATACCCTGTGTAGTCTATCCCAGTCGTAAGGTTGCGCAACCTGAGGTTTAAAAAGCTTGTGATATCCGAGGACAAATAGCTCGTGATGCCGACCTCGCCACCACTGAACTTGATAAAATACAGAATCTGACTAGAGGTACTTTCAAATGAGTATATATATGCGCCACTGCTGCTGTTAAGCTCAACGACGACATAATAGGAGGGGTCTGTGCCAGATACTCTGATGCGGAGGTAGTTTGCAGAACCGATTATGTTAAACCATAAATTGCTTTCATCTTCGTTAGCAAAACTTAGTATACCGTTCATACTGGTGGTTATGGTGTTTTTGGCATTTATGAGAAACTCATCTTTTGTAGCCCCTGTTATAGCATAAATATTCATTTTAAAAGCCTCCTTTGCCTTGTTGGTATATAGCATAGCTTGTTCCAGCCGTGATAAGCAGCTCATCCCCAACTCGCATGTATACGGGGAAGCTGGGAGTAAACACCCCTGTTAAACTAAATATGTTTTTCAGGACTGTATCAATTTGCGTATTGTAAATAGCCCCAAGCCTCGTTTTTTGCCCCATGCTAAGTCCACTGTCTTTTGTAACCGAAGAATATGGATGCTCATGATAAATAAAAGTCGTGCCAGTCAGGATGCCTGAAGAGCCGTCATTAAACTTGACCGTCATCAAAACTGGTGTATAATCCGACACAAGAGCTATCTGGCCATCAAAGTTGACGGCTTGATATGTGCTGCCCTTTATGCTTATACTTGTAGTATATATAAGTTGTCCAGATGTGTTAAATATGCGAAGTTGGTTTTGTGTTACTCCAAAAATCATGCCAGTTTCTTTGATTTTGAATTTAATTTCTCTATCCGCTCCTGTACCATAATCGCCGTGAAACTCAATCAGGTCAGCAAAATTTCTAAAAATGAAAAGTTGAAAACTTTGCAGTGCAGTGTCCTCTGTGGGGTAGTTGAACGTCATGTGTTCTACTCTCATAGTTATCGTCCTCCTTTCTATTCGGCTGCAACATCAATAGAAACTTCAACCGAACCATTAAGCGAATCTATCGTGTATTGGGATTTGGAGACAACAGTGGTTACGCTTGACCCAGGAGCCGTTATTTCAACACTGTCGATGATGTATCCTGTTTCTGGAAGTATGTCTATGGTCACAGATGACCCGTCTGCCAAATAGATAGCATCAGGGAAGTTTACAATTATACCATTTATTTTTAAAATGCTGTGCGGATACGTTACACTGTACTCCTTAAAAATAGGATATGATATGCCCCAATAGTCTTCAGACGTTATTACAGTTTCCGCCGCATCTGGGTAGCCCGACATAGCATAAAAGGTGTACTCATCGAGCCCATCGACCGCTGTGATTTCTCCACCGATTACCATGGGCTCATAAGTGTAATCGGTAAAACTAAAAGGGTTATAACCGCCACCTCCAGTAGGGTCTGGGGGAACTGTATCTCTGTTTATCGCAAAACATCTGTTTATGCTACCATGGCAGCCGTCAGCTATGCCAGAACTAAACACATTGATGTAAAAATTGTATTTGCCACTTTCTGCGTCGTAAATCTCCTCTTTGAAAGAGAAATGTATTGCCCCCACTGCAGTGCCGCTACTAATGACAATCATGCGGAGTTTTGGGATATCCTCGGTTATTATATTGTAAAGCTGCAATCTCTGAGCATTGGTGAGAATAAACCTCATCATAGTTATAGGATTATCGCCAGTCGTTATGTTAATCCCAAAATTAAATTCCACATTATCCGCATTTTGAACGAGAAAATATGACGAAGCGTATCCGTTTTCAAAATCCTCTATTGGACCATCATTTCCGTACATGATACCAGTTATGATGTCAAAGGCAGTCGTTTTTCCCTCTCCAAGAGGTTGCTTGGTACTGGTTTCAGGCTCTTCGCCTTCTTCTTCCTCTATCTGCTCCTCTGGAGGCGGTTCAGGAGCAAGCTCTAGATTACCAATCTCAATCGTCATGGACTCACCAGTCTCTGGAGCATATGAGTAAACAACACCTAAAACACGGGAGGTATAGGAGACGTTTATTTTTGAATTGCTTATGGTTACAATATCGCTTATGGTGAAGTGTGTGCCTATTTCATAGCCAAACATTGCAATATCGCTCTCTGCGACCTCTGATATCTCTCTCTTTTTAAGCTCCTCAACTCCCGCTGCTTTAAGTTGTTCAATATAAGCTGCATATTCAAGCTTGCCATTGCTGTCGGTTAGGTTGCTCTTATCAACGAAAACTTCTTTACGTCCAAGTCCAATAGTGTCCTCTGTCGAGTAATCGGGGTATTGCACAATAGTTTGGTCAACTCCGTCGCCACCACCACCTACAATGGCGTGAGTTGCTGCATTAGAGACGTTTTTAGCGTAGTGGAAACTACTGACGTTTTCTCTAATATCATCAAAAATGACTTTTTCGCTCAAATCCGTTCCTTTAACAAGCCTCAAAGAGAATCCTGTAAATTTTCCGTCCTCATTTTGCACCAGCCTGAAGCGATAAGAACATCCCGCCTGCAGGCAAAGACCTTTTAGGGCATTAGCGACTGTGTTTCCGTTCAGCATAAGGTTTACAAGTTCCCTAAAGTTATCATCGCTTTCACTTTCGTAATTGAAATTTTCTATTTTTCTATTGATATTTTTAGGGGCAATAAAATTCTCTTTTAAAATATCGCTTACAACACTTCGTATCCATCCGTGGTACTGTTGTTGCGGATATATAACACGTCTGGAAAGAACATCGCCGCCCATGACGCCGCTGATTTTTACAAGAACGCCGTCCTCGTCATCTCGCTTTTCCACAGCTTTGACCACACCAAACCAGTCTGGAGTCTCGCTGTTATAAACAAAATAGTCAGCTTCAACCTCATCATACAGTCCCGTAGGCAGTTCAAACTCAAAATCGCCACCAAGCTCATCACTGACGGGGTCCATGATGTGCCAAATGATACTCTTATATTGAGTTATCTCGCAAATCCTTTCTAAATGCTTATTTAAAAAAACTATCATTTATGGCACCTCCTTATAGACCAGCCTTGTGGTCATGATACTTAATAGTTGCAATTATGTCAGGAGTAGGGGTAGTTATTATGTTTGTTCCTTTTTTTATTTTTAAGGCATCCCAATCTCCGCTGCAGCTGTCGTAGATATTGACGCCGTTTTGTGTACAATGCTTTTTGTCGAGGTCAATAATAATCTCATCTCCAGCCGACATTGGTTTTGTAACTCTGAATTCTTTTGTCCCATTTCTAAGGATGAAAATATTTATATCATCCGTCGGTATAACTGTGATTTCAGGGCTAAAAACACCATTAAAACTGCTAACAATTGTTGCAGGCGTATCCCTCATTAATGTTATGTTTTTTTCTGAACCTTTAAAATACGGATACGGGCAAGTCACTGAAACAAGCTGAAACACTTCGTTTGAGAACCTGTTGCGTTCAGATTTTTCGACATACCCATCTATTGTCCAGGTGTCATTAAAAATAAGCTGAACACTGTCTCCCGTGAAAAAATATGTATCCATTAAATCAACCATCTGCGACACATTTCCAAGTATCAGGATTTTAAGCACTATATGTCGCTCATCTATTGAAGAAGAGGAGAAGACAGTTCCTATGCGCTGAAATTTATTAGTTATTATTTCAGCATCAGGCGGGTTCAAGCCGTCAATATTATCAATCACAAGTTCGGGATAATCGGATAGGTTTAATTCCTCTCCGAAAGAGTTTTTAACTTTTAAGTCAATCATCTATATCACCCCGCAAAGTTGTTAATTAAGGTTTTTGACTGCCTGTAGATTGTCTTGGCATCCAGAGCCTTTGGAGACGTGATGTACTGGTTGTATGTCACATTGGTACTGTTGTTTACAATACTCTGATTGCTAAGACTTGTAGGCAAATTAGATGCAGGTAGTGCAAGACCTTTGTCAGTGACGCCTATCTCAATATCGCTTTTGCCCCCAAAAAGCCCCTTAATCGCATCAACAACGCCCCTACCCAAAGATTTGACGCCATTAATCATGCCGTCAAAAATACTTTTTATAATTTCCCAGCCTACTCCGAGCCAGTCTATTTCGAAAATCGCCTCGATTAAGCTCGCCATTATTTCTGGGATTGCTGCTATAATAGCTGGTACTGCCTGGTAAAAGCCTTTTATAATAGCCATTATAAGCTGTATAGCTGCATTGATGAGCTGCTTAAGGTTATTTTTGTTTAGTAGCGTATCAACAATTATAGGTATAAGCGTCACGTATATAAAATCAATTAAAATGGGTATCGCCTGGATTAGACCATCTATAAGTGACATAAGCACCTGAAAACCAGTTTGGAGTATGGTAGGTGCGGCTGCGATTAAAGCATCGGCAATGGTCTGTATAATCATGGGTAGTTGTGCAAGTAGAGGCGGGATAACAAGCCCGATTGCATCTACAAGCCCCATAAGAAGTTGAAGAGCTGCATCTACAACCAGCGGAACCATCGTTGGGAGTGCTTCTGTGAGCGTAGTAACAAGGCTTACGGCTGCGCTCAAAACTGCTGGGATAACGCTGTCTCTAAGATTGTTAATTAGCAGTGGAAGAGAAGTTATAAGCATCTGAATGAGGTTTACAAACCCGTCCAGCATCGGCTGCCCAAGAGCACTCATGAACGCTGGGATATTGCGGGCTCCAGCGTAAAAGAGAGAAGACAGAATTTCATTGAGGCCGTTCAGAAGTTTTGGAGCACTTTTTTCTATTTTAGAAAGAAGTGTGTTTCCGAGCTGTGTAACAGCAACATCCAATTCGACTCCTACATCTTCTCCAGAGAAGAGCTTTGCGACGAGTCCACCGAGAGATGGGAGAGCATCGGAGATAGTAGTTGTAAGGTCTGTTAAATCTCCAGCAAAAACTCCAGCAATAACCCTGCCTGTGGATGCAGCTTTGGCTTTAAAGATATCCATACTATCTCCGAAGCTGTTAAGGTGGTCTAAAGCATCCTGAGAAAGAATCAGTCCCAGCCTGTCTGCTTCGTCTCCAAGTTCTTTTAGTTTATCTATACCACCCAAAATAAGCGGATTAAGCTCCTGTGCTGACTTTCCAAAGAGCTGCATTGCCATGGCATCTCTCTCGGTTTCGTTATCTATTTTGCCGAGCGCCCTGATTGCCTCCTCAAAAACTGTGTTGCTGTCGCGCAGATTGCCGTTTGCGTCTGTTACGGAAACACCCAGCTTAGCAAAAGCTTCGGCAGTTGCCCCAGTTCCCGTTCTGGCGCTGTTCATGTTGCGTATCATACGAGCCATACTGGAAGAAACTGTTTCAAACGACACGTCTATCACATCAGCGGCGTATTTCAGCTTCTGAATTTGCTCCGTGGACATACCAGTGATTGCAGCCTGAGTATTGACCTCGTCAGCGTACTCAGCTGCACTTTTTGTAAGAGCAACTGTAGCAGTAGCAGCCGCTCCAGCCGCAGCTGTATATGCTGTAAAGCCCTTGATGGCTTGGTCTATACCAGTTTTAATCGCACTAACACCAACAGTTGCAGCTTTAGATGCAAAAGCTCCAAGAGCAGCTACACCTTTTTGTATCGCGCCGTTGAGGCTTTTTTGCTGTTGTTCTAATTTTTTTTCATCCTTCTCAAGGTTTTTTGTTTCCTTGCCAGCACCCTTTGCCTCATCAGCGTTTTTGTCCATACTTTTCGAGAGGTCGTTCATGTTCTTTGTTGCTTTATAAACCTCTGCCTGAGCGGAGTTCATGCTAATCTTAAGCTTATCAATCTCTTTGTCGTTACCATTTATTGTCTTTTCGAGAGCGGACATTTCTTTCACGAGTTTCTTTGCAACCTCGGAAGACTCGCCCTGTTCGGCTACTACCTTTTCATATGTGTCTGCAAGTTCTTTCAGCTTCGCACGATTTTTTTCGTTCGCATCGTTGAGGGCAGCAATTTGACCTTTATACGCCGAAACTTTATCAGCAGCGGCATTAAGCTGTGCCTTGAATAAGTTCATCTGGGCACCAAGCGCAGCCGTTTTGTCGTCCATGAGGGCAGCTTTAGCACTTGCAGCCTCAAACTCGGCTTTTGCAGTCTTAAGTGAAGCGTTAGCTTCAGAAATCGCATTTTTAAATTGGCTTATATCCGCTTTAAATACTGTTGTTTGGGTCGTTTTATTGTCAGCCACTTTCATGCCCTCCTTTCATCATCGTGATTAGTAACACCAGTCTGTGGTAGCAGGTCTGCGGACTACTCCGCTCTGGCCTTGGGTTATGTTCTGTTGTTGTGCAGGGAGTTTTTTGTCCATGATATTGATGTAGTCCCAGATGAGCTCCATGACCTCCTCATAAGGTCGCTCGATGAGCTCAAAATAGCTGACGTTCAGCTGTTTTGAAAGGTCGAGTGCCAACGAAAACATAACTTCATGGAGCTCAAGGTCTGGTTCAGTTGAGGATTTTTTCTCTTTTAACTTTTTTTTTGGGGATTTTCAGTCTTGCTGTAAACGAACATGAGCATATCAAAGATAACTTTGACAACATCTGCCATATTGCAGTTATCTATCTCTTCCTGGGTGAGTCTTTGCTCACGGAATGTCGCTTTCAAAATTTTCGATACCTCATCTATACTTTGTGCAACTACGGATGTAAGCACATCGATGAGCTCATCAGTCGTGGAAGCGTCAGTAATCTCTCCCTTTGTGGCTTTTTTAATCAGTGTGCTGATGTTTTTAATATCTATCGCCTTAACCAAGGCTACTGCAGACTTCCAGGGAATAAAAGCACTGTCAGCCTCTACAGTTCTAACTTTCTCAATTACTCCTTTTTCGTTTTCAGCATATATATCAAGTTTAAGTTTCATTTTAAATCCCTCCAATTTTCTTAATTAACAAATAGGGGACGGAAACACCCGTCCCCGTGTGTTACGGTGTCGTTAGAGGATATACGATGTCTGGCGTCTGCACTGCGTCAAACCAGCCTTCAGTTTTTGGACCGGTCTCTGCTACAAGACCCTTAAAGGAAGACTTTTGGGCTACTTCACCCATCTTGTAGTCAAAGGCGTGAGTAGTTTCTATAGCCGTGCAAGTAAGTGTCTGTCCAGTAGAGTCAGTTCCTGCGTCTGCGGTTTTACTGGACTCATCTGGGTACGCAAATGAACATTTGTAAAGCCATACAAAACGCTCACTTCCGTCTGTCATCCCGACTGCATAACCAATAGCAAAATACTTGGTGCCTATGACGGACTTATCAAGTAAAACTTTATTCTCCTCGTCATACTCTTTCCCCGTCAATTTGGCAACTATATCCAAACCGAGTGCATCTACAGTTATGTCCAGTGTGGTTGCACCCTCGGATGCGAGGGACAAAGCAGGCTTATTATCGTAGTACTTTGTTGCGCTGCTTGTTTCCACCTTTTTTGCTATTTCCGCTAAAGCTGCGACATTAAACGGTGTGCCGACTTCATACTCTGTCAAAGTGTCTTTTAGTACCTCTGCAGCAACAAGGTTTCTAACACCCCTAAACTCAATAACTGTCCCGTTTTTCATATCTGTTTACCTCCGTTTTCTCTTTTAAAATTTTTTATAAGTGACCACGAACATCTGACCAATATGGGTTTTTTCATCCGATAGTGCATCCAGCGGGGCTGTGGTCAAGAACCCCTCTGCTTCAAGCTCTTGTCTTTTGTTTTCTACAATTTCATCTGTTGTGGATGGGTCGTTAGAGTAAAAACAAACTGTAAATCGAACATCTGAATAAGCAATTTTATTGTCATATCTGACCTCATCATTGGCATTTGTCCAGTAGGTAAAGAACTTCGGCGGATATTCCTGGGTTTCAAGCAGACTCCCCTGTAAATAACATGGGAACCCGTTACTTTCCAATGTTGTTATGAGTTTGTTTTTAAGCTCATACATCGTCATATCATCCACCTCCGTTCAGAATCTTGTTAAGCTCTTCTTGAAAAATCATCTTTTGTGTTTCAGAAATTTGCTCATTTATTTTCTTTCCGTAAACTGCTTCCCATAAGGCTCGATTTGGCTTCATGCGTGGGGTTCCGTGCATGAGGAAGACAGAGGGGAGACCGCCGGCCTTAAAGTTAAATCCGACTTGTTTGTACGCCATTGTGCTGGTTTCCCAGACAGTTAAGTATTTCTCCTCCAGACTGGCTGCTGTTCTCCCAGTTCTGTCCCAGTTTACAGGCTTACCGTTTACGGTCGCTTTTGCCATAGCCTCTTTTATGGCACTATAAACTATGTCCGCACTAGCATCCAAGGCTTTTTCAACTGTTTTTTTCAATGCGTCATCTTTTTCTATTTTGGAAAAAGTGGCAATTACTTCGTCAAGTCCGCTAAAGTCAAGTCCGATGCGTCCGGCCCTTCTAATACTTGCCATCAAGTATCACCTGCCACTCTGCGAACTTTAAACCTAAGCGTTTTGTGTTGCATTCCTATGTCCTCTGGAGTTCCTAAAATTTCGTAAACCTGATTATTAGTTAAGATTTTTATGCGGCATCCAGACGTGATGCTGGGGTCGTAGTAGCACTCAACAACTGCTGTGTCTTCAACAACTGTAAGGCCTTTCTCTGTGCGTTCTGTTCCGCCAAACGACTTAAAACTGCAAAACATCAGTGGACCTTCTTCGTAAGCTTTTGTTGGAACTCCGTTTACACGACTGTCAGCAACAGGATATAGAGGGCGGAAAGGTGTAATATACATGGTTTCAGGTTTATATGCCATGGTTTACACACCTCCCTGAGATGCATTAAAAGCCGATACCAGTGCAAGTTGTGTTATAGCAGACTGGAGAAGAGGAGGCATGTCCCCGCCGTTCTGAACTGCATTGATATACATACAGATTAACGTTACGGTATACTCTTGATAGATTTCATTGTCCGCAACTCCTGCATGTCTCATGTAGGCTATTAGAGAGTCCACATGTGCCTGCAGTATTGGCAGCTGATATTCACTTGTCAGCCCAGTTGGGATTTTTGCTTTTTCTATGAGCTCTTCATAAGCCAACATCGTTTCTCCTCCTCTCTGCCTCTTTTTAGAAGAGGGGCAGAGTGGCTACTGCCCCTTATTGTTGATTAGCCCTGAGGCAAGATTTTGCGTACGACCACGAGAGAATTGTTGTCTACCACCTTGCCGTCGCCAAGCAGCACCGCTTTCATTTCTTTATCCTCGGTGTCCCAATTGGTACGTTTTTCCACTGTGATGTCATACGCTGTATTGAACACATAGTCGTTGAAGTTGAAAATGAAAGCGTAAGGTTGCCCTGGTTGTGCCTGCTGAATG